TTATTTTCTTTATTATCTTTATTCTTATATGTCTTTCTGCTGCTTTTCTGCTGTTCAGTCTGTTGTTCAGTCTGTTGTCCAGTCTGTTGTATTAGACTTTTAAAATAGCCGAATTTGACAATATAAAGTATTGTTCTTCTGTTGTCCATTCTGATGATTGAAATTTGACCACGATTTTGAAGACCACTTAAAAAACCCCTTACAAAACTTCTTGATCGTTTCCAAGCGGAGGCAAGCGATATAATAGAAGTTAAAACATATCCTTCTTTTATGATAATTTCCTCTCCTCTATCTAAAACAATCTCTTCTTTTTCTCCATAGTGTGCCCTAAACAATAAATCAATCCAGCATTCAGCCCTTGAAAATCTTCTTGGTTCAGTCCAAAAAGGGTGTTCTTTAAATCTTCTCATTAGAGGAATAAAACCCTCAAATTGTGGAGTTTTTGTCTGTTCTTCCATATTCGGTTGATTTTAAATAATAATAAAGATCTAAAATTAATTGTTCGTATATTTTAATAATCTCATCTAATCTTCCTTCATTTATTGCTCGTTGAAGTGGTAGTTTATTATTTATCTGATTAAAAGTTAATGAAGTATCTGATATTTTATTAAGAATGGATTTTAAGATTTTTGCTTTTGCTTCTTTTTGAAGTTCGTCCATATTTTTATTCAATTGTTAATTAAATTATAATACCAAAAAATTTTCAAAAATCAAGTGGAAAAAACTTTAATATATTAAAGTCTCCTCATCTTCGGATACTTCCTCATAGTATCCACATTCGCACACCCAAAACCAAATTCTTTCTTGATAGCCTTCTCTTATACTATTATCAAGTTCCTGATCCATTTTTTTACCGCATTCCGGACAATTCATATTGTTTTTAAATTAGTAATTAATTTTTGCTAACTACCACGATTGCGAGTAGTTAGCAGAATTAATCACTAATACCAACTTGCTTCACAATACCAACCGCTTAATTTATCCTCAACTTGTTCTTCCAAAAAGTCTTCAACCAAGCTTTTCCAGTGTATTTCTCTTTCTTCATCATTCATATCACAACCAACATTATAATTTTCTTTTAAAAGTTCATCTAATGTTATTCCTTTCTTCCTTGCTTCATTGTCTAAATTATAAATAACTTCTTCTTTTATCAACCTTCTGATTTCTTCTTGTTTTTGAAAATCTAAATCATTGAAACCTATTCTAATCATATTATTTATTCACCGACAAACTTATAATTTTTATGCCGGTTTTCAAGATAAAAATATCCAACAACTTCACCATATTTTTTAATATAAACTTTTCTCATTCCAAAAATAAATTCTAAAATTGTCATTAAAATTTTCATATAAGTTTTTTTTCTTTAAAACTTATAAAACTTGTTTTTGATATGATGATATGATCAATTAAATCAATTCCGATAATTTTACCAGCCTCGTTTAACCTTTTTGTTAAAAGTATATCTTCCATTGAGGGAGTAGTATCACCTGATGGGTGATTATGAGCTACCATAATTGAAGCTACGCCTTTCATTATTGCCAATCTAAAAGTTTCTCTTGGGTGAACCAAACTTGAATTTAAAGTGCCTAAACTTACTAATTCAATATAAACGATTTGATTTCTATTATTTAGTCCGATTGACCAAAAATGCTCCTTGTCTTGGTCAATAGGATCTTCAGATTTAAGAATTTTTTTTAAAATTTCAGCGATATCTTGCGGATTTGTTATTTCTTTATAAACGATTTTTTCTGTTTTTATTATCATATTTGAATTGAATTTATAATTCTTTTATTATGATAAATAATATTTTTTATTTTGTCAAGGGGTATTTTATTTTAGCTTCATTTTTAAAATCCTCTTGACAAATGTTTAAAAATGATTTACTCTAAAATTTAGAGCGGCTTGCGATGTGGAAGAATTTGCTGGGGGCTTGGTATATCAAAACCAAGTATTAAGCCTCCTTCAGAGACCCTTCAAAAGTTGCTCTGCCTAAAATATGGATACCCTAACAAGAATTCAACTTTCAATTATGATTTTTGTGAAAAGGTGGTGTGATAAATTTCCCAACGATCCTGTTCCTCAACAAAAGATTATAGAAGGAATGAGAGAGGTGGGGATAAAAAGTTATTCTACTTTAAATGCGATAAATTCTTTAATAAATAAGGGTTATATTAGAAAGGCGGTCAAGTCAGAAAAGCACCGCACTTTTTATGTTTTATTAAGAAATGTTATAATAAATGATGAAATAGAGTTGGAAATATAAGTTAATTAATTAAAAAAATGATAACAAGACCTACTAAATTAACAGAAAAGTTTCTAGAAACAGCAGAACAGGTTTTAAACGAAAGTGTCAATTCTTTAATCTTTACCGATGAGGAGCTATTTGGAATGATTAATGATAGATTACCCGAAAAGGAAAGGATATCTAAAATTACTTGGAAGAGATGGAAAAAGAAAAAGCTTAAAGGTAGAAAAGGATTATTGGATAGATTTGATACTCTATATAAAAAGGCTTTTGAAAAACAAAAGCAATCTTTATTTACTAAACTTCAGACCGATGATAAAGCTTGGCAGAGATGGGCTTGGATTATTGAAAGAAAGTTCCCGGAATGGAATTTAAGACAAAAGCTTGATGCTAACGTTAAGGGAGTTGTTGCTAAAATTGTGTCTTATGACAATAACGCAAAAGTTGAACAAAAATAGTTATGGACGAAATAACCATTCCTTATAATTTTACTCCAAGACAATATCAATTAAATTTTCTTCGTGAAATTGAGAAGGCGATAAATGGAAAAAGTCAAAAGAGATTTTTCTATCTTATTTGGCATAGACGCTCCGGGAAAGATAAAGTAGCGATAGCCGATGTTGTTCCAAGAAGACTTATTTTGAATAATTGTTTGGTTAAATACATTTATCCGACTTTGGTTATGGGAAGAGATAATCTTTGGAATGGGATAGGCTCCGATGGTTTTAGATACATTAATCATATTCCTTCGCAATTAAGATTAGATGAACCTAACGAAACAAGAATGACGATAAAAACAAAAAACATTCAAGGTGGAGAAAGTATTTTTCAAGTGGCAGGAACCAACAATCCAGACAGTCTTCGTGGTGGAAATCCAGTTTTAGTTGTTTTTTCAGAATGGGCTGAACACGATCCCTATGCTTGGGACGTGATTGAACCCATTTTAAGAGAAAACAAAGGGATTGCGATTTTCAACACGACACCAAAAGGAGACAATCACGCACGAAGCCTTTTTGAGTTTGCCAAAAACAATGATTTATGGTTTGTTGAGACTTTAACATATAAAGATACTGGTATTTTTTCAGAAGATGAGTTTAAAAGAATAAAAGAAGACACTATAAAAAGGTTTGAGACACAAGGAAGAACAGATGAAGAGGCAATAGCGTATATTGAACAAGAATACCTTTGTTCTTTTAATTCACCAATGGTTGGTTCATATTATGGAGGACTTATAAGAAAAGCAGAAGATGAGGGAAGGATAACAAAAGTTGCCGTTGAAAATAATTACCCAGTTTACACAGCTTGGGACTTGGGGATTGATGATTCGACGACTATTTGGTTTTTTCAAGTTGTTGGAAATGAGTTTCATTTTGTAGATTATTTTGAAGCAACTGGAGAAGGATTAGAATTTTATATTAGAGTTTTACAACAGAAAGGCTATGTTTATGCTAAACACTTCGCACCACACGATATTCAAGTTAGAGAACTTGGGACTGGAAAGTCAAGATGGGAGATAGCCAAAAATCTTGGAATAACCTTTGAGATTGCTCCAAGACTTTCGGTTGAGGAGGGGATAAATGCGGCAAGAATGATTTTTAATAGGTGTTGGTTTGATAAGGATAAATGTAGTCGTGGGATTATGGCTTTAAAAAGTTATAGAAAGGACTGGGACGAAAAAAATAAAGTTTTTAGAAAAACACCTCTTCACGATTGGTCTTCACACGGAGCTGATGCTTTTAGAACATTTGCGGTTGGGTTTAAAAAACAATCACAGCCAATTAAGATTACAAGTTATGGGGGTGTAAAACCTTTTTATGATGATTTAGGAATTTAATGTTGCGAATAAATATCCTCATCATCTAAACTTTTAAAATATGGCAGATGAAATTCTAACTAACGATCCAGAAATAGAGGTATTACGTTTAAATAAAGAATCCGCTTACAACTTCAAAAGAAGAAGACAGGAGGAGTGGAAAGAGAATTATTTGCTTTACCGGGATAATGTTATAACAAATAGACTTACACAAAGACAGTCGGTCAATATTCCTTTAATGAAGATGTTTATCCGAACACTTTTTAAGGATATTGATGATATGCCTCTTATTTATTTTGAAAACCTTGACAACGACAAGCAAGCTGAACTTTTCAAAAATGAGTATTGGGAGCACACAGTAAGAGAAAATAAGCTTGATTTAAAAGATTTAGCTGATAAAAAACAAGTCCTTCTTTTTGGAAGAAGCTTCATTCAAATTCAGATTGTTAATGGAGAAGTAAAATTCACAGTTGTTGATCCTGAAGATATTTTAATTGACCGATACACTGATCCAGTTGATATTCACTCGGCTCGTTATCTTATTCACACTAACATTTTCGTTCCTTTTTCGGTATTGGAGGCAGACCCACTCTACGATCAAGGTAAAATTGCTCAATTGAAAAGATGGTTTGCTTCTGAAAAAGGATTAATAAAATCACAGCAAAATGAGGAAATGAGAAGAGAAAAACAAAACAAAATGACTGAAATGGGAGTTCCTGATGTTTCAAATCCGATACTTAGTGAAACTTATGTTGAGTTATCTTTACACTTTTTCAAGCATAAAGAAAAACCAGAAGAGGAAGAGGAGTTTTGGCTTTATGTTGAGGCGGAAAATAGCAAAATCATTTTTAAAGACAAATTATCAAATGTTATAGGCGATACAGTTGATAACTACTGGAAAACACATTTACCTTATTCCTCTTGGACAGATGATATTGAGGTTCAAGACTTTTGGTCTGATGGGATTGGCGATATGATAAGAACACCTAATAAGGTTATAAATGCTTGGTTTTCACAGTTGGTTGAGAATAGGACTTTAAGAAGTTTTGGTATGCACTATTACGATTCAACGAAATTTAGCGATAGCGGTTATAGTCCAGCCACATTTACTCCACAGCCGTGGGGTTGGTATCCTATTCCGGGAAAACCAACAGAGGTTATTCAGAAGGTTGATATTCCAGATTTATCCGAAAGTCTTGATGAAATGATGTTTGTTATCAATATGATGGAGAAGGCGACAGGGGCAACAGCCACACAACAGGGGGCGGCAGTTCAAAAACAAATAACACTTGGTGAAGTTCAATTGGCTTTGGGGGAGGCAAAAGAAAGAATAAAAGGTTGGAGTAAGTTTTATGTTCCAGCTTGGAAGGAGAGAGCCCAGATGTTTGAAAAAATGATTGAGGCGGCTTCGGATAAGTTAAACCCAGTTAAAATCTATAAACAAGGAAGAAATACAAAAAATATCTTTTCAAGGGAAATATCACCAGAAGATTGGAAGACAAAAAGCGGTTATCAAGTTAAGATTTGGAGTTTAGATGAGAAAAACACAAAAGATACCGAAGCTTTAACTAAACTAAATGCGGTTATGGTTAATATCCCTGAAAATCCAAAGTTAAAGGAAATCTATCAAAGAAAGCTTTTAGAGTTTGCTGGATTAAATCCTGATGAGATAAATGATGTTTTGGAATATGAAAATCAAAAAAGATTACAAGTTGATCAACTTGCCTCATCTGGTGGGGCTATGGGTGGAATGCCAGCAGGAAATACTGCTATGCCTCAACTTCCGGCTGGACAAACATCATCACCAAATAACACACCAAGCGGGAATAATATACCAAGCAGGCAAGTTAATCCTAATCAAGGCTTATGAATATAGACAAAATTCTTGAAAGGTTTGGATTGAAATATGAGGATTTAAATGCGGTTGAAAAAGAGACTTTAAATAATTGGCTTAATGCTTTAAGTCAAAATAATCTAACAATTGAAAAGATAAGAGAGTATATTAAAGCAATGAAAGAAAGCGTTGAGCGAGAATTGACAAAAACCGATCACAACACCAAGCAAGATATTTTTTTGAAAGCGAGGTTAAGAAACTATATTCTTCTTGAAGATTTATTGTCTTCACCTGAAAGAGCAAAAAAAAGTATTGAAGCAATGTTAGAAGTTGCCAAAAATAGACCATTATGAGAAGACTAAAACCAAAAGGAAAAAGGGGATTGGCGATGGTTAAAAAGCTGGGAAGAACTTTTAAGACTGGACTATTTGACCAGATAGCCAGAAAATCAGCAAGGAAATATAATTCAATACTTGCTGGAAAGAAAGTTGCTGGCAAAATATTTTGGAAAAAAGTTAAAAGAGGAAAAAAATAATATGCCATTTGTTTCGCGAAAACAAATAATTTGGATGAGAGAGAACCGACCCGATATCTATATGAAGTGGAAAAAAAAGTATGGTTTAAAGATTAGAAAGCATAAAAAAAGAAAATGATTTGACAATAAATATTTTTTGTTCTTATAATTTAGTTATAAGTTAATAATTTATTACTCTATGGAAAAAGAAGCTCTTGAGATTTTAAAAAAAATTACTTCAAAAGAAGTCTACGAACTTAATTCTTTTGAGATTGCTTTTTTAAAAGCGAGACGAAGTTATCTCACCAAAGAAGAGAAAGAAAAGTTTGCTGAAGTTTTAGAAGACAAAAAGAAAGAAAATAAAGTCAAAAAGATTAAAGAAGATGTTAAAAAGGAAAAACCAGAAGAACAAAAATAAGGCTTTAATATATTAAAAATTTTCCTAAACCCTATTTTAGGACAGGAAATAAACCTATGGCACACCAAAAACCCTCTAAAGAGGAATTAAAAAAAAATCTTAATTCTTTTATAAGTCAGTTAGATGCTCCAGAAAAAACTTCACAAGAAGATAAAGCTCAAGAAAATCAAAAAACTTCACCAGATGAAAAAGTCAAAGAAGAGGTAAAAAATGAAGATACCGAAAAAAAACCGAAAGTTGAGGAAAAAGAACAAGAAGAGAAAATAGAACAAAAAGAAGGTGAGGAAGAAAAAAAAGAGAACGTTGAAGAAAAAAAAGAAGAGAAAGAAGAAGTTGATTATAAAAAGAAGTTTATTGAATCTTCAAGAGAGGCTTTAATTCTTCATTCAAGAAATAAACAGATGAGAGAGGCAATTGAAAAAGCGACAAAACTTCCAGAACCAAGTGATGAAGAAATGGCTAAACTTTATGAAGACTGGGATTTAATGACGGATACTGAACGAAAAATTGTTAAAGATAATTATTTAGCCAAAAAAAGACTTGATGCTTTATATGAGGTTATAACCGCAGGGCGTGATACTGAAGAGTGGGTTGAAAAGGTTGAGAAGTTTGCTACCGATCCAAAAGTATTAAACGATTATCCAGAGCTTGAAGGAAAAACAGATGAATTTATAGAATTTTCAGCTAAACCAACAAGAAAAGGACTTCCATTTGAAGATTTAGTTGCGGCTTTTCTTTATCATTCAAGTAAAGCTAATCCACCTAAAAAGGGAAAGATGTTTGAAACTGGAACTTCTGGTTCAAATGAAAAATATCAACCATCATCTGGAAAAATATCTATTGATGAGGCAAGAGAACTTATGAAGAGAGATTATAAAAAATATAAAGAATTATTGCTTGCTGGGAAAATCCAAACCGATATTGAATGAAAATACTCTTGACATATAATATATTCTATTGATACTTTATTAACAGAAGATAGAACTTCTAACCTCTTCGTGAGACGAAGGAATAATAATCTTCATTTATTATAAATTTATTTTTTTAATACTATGGCAGCTCGTGGTTCAACAGTAGCACAAGGATTTTCACAAAGATTGCTACTTGAGATGTATGAGCGAAGCGTCCTTGATGAGATAGTTAACCGAGACTATCAAGGTGAAATCAATGGCGTTGGCTCTAAATTAAACATTTTAAATTTTAATCGGTTATCAGAAAAAAATTATACAGGTTCACCTCTTTCCGCAGATGATTTAACTGAAAATAACACTCAGCTTATCATCGATCAGAAAAAATCTTTCTATTGGAAAGAGAAAACTATTGATAACTGGATTTCTTATATTAAAAATCCACACGCAACCATCGTAAAACAAAAAGCAGATGAGAGATTAAAGAATATGGATATTTATGCTTTTGGTTTTTATGGTGATGTTGCGGCTGGTAATAGGGTTGGAACAGATTATACTACCGGAACTGTTTCTATTGACGCAGCTGGTAATGTAACAGGAACAGGCACTACCTTTACATCAGCTATGGTTGGTAAAGGATTTAAGGCGGCAGGACACACTAAATGGTATAGAGTAAAAACCTATACTTCCGCTACTTCAATTGCTATTGAAGATGATTTAGATGATGTCCCATCTCAATATACAGGCGGTGTTATTTCGTCTGGTTCTACTTATACTATTGAGGCTGTTTCACCTGTAACCATTACAGCTTCTAATTTGCTTCAAAAAATAGCGGCTTTGAAGCTTAAATTAGATAATGCTGAAAAAAATGGTTTTTCAGCCGTTCCTGATACTGATAGATGGCTTTTAGTTCCGCCAGAATTTGAGACACTTTTAGTCCAAGCAACAGGAGTAGCTTTGAATGTTCCTGCGGCTTATGAAGAACTTGTCAAAAAGGGGTATATGACCCAGCTTTTAGGATTTAAGGTTTTTAAAACCTCAAGATTAAGTGGCAACAATACCACTGGATACCATTGTCTTGCTGGTCACCCAGCTTGGTTAACATTTGCTGAAAAGTTGCTTGAGGCTGATATTGAGGAAGAATTAATCGGCGACTTTGGAAGTGCTTATAAAGATTTGTTTGTTTATGGAGGTAAAGTCGCTGATGAGAGAAGAGGATTTGCGGCTGAAGGTTTCTTCACATTCTCTGTATAAAGTAAGTAGAGAGTGATAAGTTATCTCCCCCCGTCTAAATGGCGGGGGGATTTTTTTTAAAACCTCTTGCGTATAAATAGATTTATCTTCTAATATTTAGTTTATATGGCAGATAAAAAGATTACCGAACTTAATCAGATAACAACGATTGATCCAACAGATATATTTCCTGTAGTTGATGATCCAGCAGGAAGTCCTGAAACAAAAAAATCAACTTTTCAACAATTAGCTGATTGGTTGGCTTCATTAAGTCAAAACTTAACAAATAAAACTTTACAAGGAAACAATAATGTTGTTGTTGTTTCTCAAAAAGACAGCACTAATACGGCAAGAGATGTTGCTAAAATTGATAACTCTGATGTTTTAACAATTGGTAATACTACAAC